GAATAAATAAATGAGCCTACATATAGAATATAGACCACAGACATTTGATGAGGTAATTGGTAATTCAGAATTGGTTGAATCATTATCTACCATTCTTAAAAACAAGAAACGACCTCATTCCTATTTACTCACCGGCCCAACCGGTTGTGGTAAAACCACTATCGGTAGAATCATAGCCAAAGAATTAGGTTGCAGTGATCAGGATTTCAAGGAGATTGATTCCGCAGACTTTCGTGGTATTGATTCCGTTCGGGAAATTAGAAAGCAATTAGGATATTATCCAATCGACGGTGATGTTCGAGTTTGGTTAATTGATGAAGTTCACAAAGCAACCAACGACGCTCAGAATGCTATGTTGAAGATGTTGGAAGATACTCCTTTTCATGTTTACTTTATCCTTTGCACGACTGATCCTCAGAAGCTGTTAAAAACTGTTAAAACCCGATGCACTCAATTTGAAGTACAGAAACTTACAGCTCGTGAGATGACTGGCCTTATTCGAAGAGTCACAAAAGCAGAAGATGAAACACTTCAAAAACAAATTTATGATCAGATAATTAAATCTGCTGATGGGCATCCTCGAAGTGCCCTTCAATTATTAACAAAGGTATTAGGTGCTGCTCCTGAGAATAGAATAGAAATTGCTAAACAACATGAAGAGGCGGAGGTTGATAGCATTGAATTGTGCAGAGCTTTATTATCTCAAAAAAGTTGGGGTACTGTTCGTGAAATTCTTACAAAAATACAAAAGCAAGAACCTGAAAGCATTCGACGGATGGTATTAGCTTATTGTAAAAGTGTTTTATTAAAAGGTGATAATACAACTGCTGGATTAATAATGGGTGAATTTATTGATCCATTTTATGACACAGGTTTTCCTGGATTGGTTTATGCCTGTTACTCAGTAGTACAAGGATAGTAGTTAGGGGTGACTATGTGTCGGAGAGTTTTGAAATATTGAGGTTTTTCGTTGTTACCCTCTTTATTGGTTTTTCTCTCCGACACTTCTCCAAAAAAGTTCTTTGAAAATATTGGTTATCGAGATTTAGAAAATAGCTTGTTAGGACCGGGGTTCGACTCCCCGCAGCTCCACCATGCGAGTTGTGAGTAAGAGGTTGCCCGCCTTAGAGTCCGAAGGGTATCGGGGCTGAATTGGCTTTTGACTGCAAGTAGAAGGTATAAATCGTTTGAGATAATCAGTAAATATAACTGACAAAGTTATAAAATTAAATCCTATCGTGGAGCTCAAGGTAGCTGCATAGTTTAGGTAGGGGGCAGAAATGCCCTCTCGCCGGGACATTAGCTCAGTTGGCTAGAGCACTGCTTTTGCAAGGCAGAGGTCGTGGGTTCGATTCCCACATGCTCCACGACACGGTGATACAGGAACCTGCCGAAATATGCATAAAATTGGTACTGTTGACAAGCGGGGAAAGACCCGCACACGGGGAAGTAGAGCTTGGTTGGCTAAAGCTTGGGCGAAAGCCTAGAATCGGGGGTTCAAATCCCTTCTTCTCCACTAATTAATTTTTATTAAAAAATGAATATACCAGAAAACGAGAAAAAAGCATTATTAGATGAACTAGGAGCCGTTTTAGTTAAAGCGGGTGAAAATAAAGATACCTCTTTGGGAACTGCTTTACGTACATTATCATCGCTTTCTAATTTTATCCAAAAAGTATATGATGCTGGTGGAAAAGCTGGATTTCAAGCAGGACTTAAAAATAATAAATTAAATTTAAGTCAAAACTAATGAATATATCTCTTACATTACAGTGGGCAAAATATATTGATATCTCTGATAGGATTGAAGATTTATTAAATACATATAATGAATTCCCGATCGAGTACCGAGAGATGTTTGAATTCAATCTCCGTTTGCATAGATTACTAAGTGATCAAAAATTAATATTAACACAATTAATAAAATGAGTGAGAACAAGAATTATGAATCGGATATGTACATCGACGAAAATGCGTTGGATGTAGAACTTCTGGAACAGCCTGCTTTGATGATGAAGTATTCAAAGATGTTGGCTGAATTAAAACGTGACAGAGATTTGGAAAAAGAAAACCTGGATCTTACCCGTGCTGAATTGGATAAAGATATTCGTGCTGATCCTGAACATTATGATATTGTAAAAATAACTGAAGCCGTTATTACCAATACCATTATTACGCTTAAAGAGTACAAAAGTGCTATGAAGGAATACTTAGATACCAAGTTTGAAGTTGATGTCTGCCAAGGTGTTGTTAGTGCTATTGAACAAAGAAAGAGTGCATTGGAATATCTTGTTAAATTACACGGACAGCAATATTTCGCTGGACCAAGTATCCCTCATGATCTCACCGAAGCTCGGGCAGAAAAAACCAAAAATAGAAATACTAGAATGAAAGATAAAATGAAACGTAAATCTTAAAATTAAAAACATGGCAAAGAAATCAAATCCGTTTAAAGGCAATGTGCGGAAAAACATTGAAAAAAAGAAAGCTGAACGCTCCGGAGGGTCAACCTATTTGAATCTTCCTGAGGGCGTTGAAATGTTCAAACCAGAAGCTGGAAAAGCATATCTGGATATCCTACCTTACCTCGTTACTGATGAGAAACATTTGGACAGGGATGATGAAAGTGGTATTGCAACCACTGGTGAAATCTGGTGGAAGAAACCATTCCGAACTCATAAAAATATTGGAGTAGATAACATCACTGTAGTCTGCCCAAGTACCTTTGGAATGAAATGTCCTATTTGTGAGCATTTCAAAGCAGAACAAGATAATGATGCTGAATGGGATGATATCAAAGATTTCAAATATAAAGATCGAAGTTTATATGTTGTTCTTCCTGTTGATGTTGATGGGTTTGATAAAAAATATAAGCAAGAACCTTATGTTTTTGATATGAGTTATCATTTATTTGAAAAGCAATTAGAGGAAGAACTCGAAAGTGAAGATCAATATGAAGGATTCCCTGCATTGGAAGATGGATTTACATTAGCTGTTCGTTTTAAGCAAAAGAAATTCGGAAAGGCCGAGTACTGTGAAACTTCCAGGATTGACTTTGAAGAACGTGACGAGCAATATGATGAAGATTACTTAGAGGAAATTCCAAATCTTGATGATATGCTAATCGTCAAAACTTATGAAGAACTTACTCTTCTATTTAATATGGAAGATACTGAGGATGCTGAGGTTACGGAAGTAGACGAAAAACCAAAGCGTGAAAGACGTAAGAAAACAGAAGACTCTGAAGAGGAGACTGATCCTCCAAAACGCACTCGCTCCAGGAAAACTGATAAAGAGGAAGAACCTGAAGCGGAAACTACAAAGAAAACTCGAACTCGCAAAGCTGATAAGGAAGAGGAACCCGAGGAAAAAGAATCCATTAAGAAAACCCGTACCCGTTCAAAGAAAACGGAAGATAAAGATGAGGATGAAAAATGTCCTCACGGATTGAGATATGGAATTGATACTGAAACCCAAACGGTTTGTGATTCTTGTGATTTGTGGGAAGATTGTGCTGAAGCAAAAGATAATTCTTAAGAATATGGCAAAAAAGGAAACATCATTATTCGTAGGCACTTATATTCCTCAAAAAGAGGATGATTGCCTACGGATGTTTTCTCTTCTTCATAGTATTCCAAAATCAAAAATGTTTCTTGGAATGTTAAAAAGATGGAGAGAAAGTAATAATATCACCAGACCTAAAATGATTCGGGAATGTATAAACAAAGAACTCGCTTTATGTTCTTGTGTAGCAGAGGCTGATAAAGAAGCCCATTATACACAAAGAGCAGAATTCTTGCTTACTAAATTAAATCCTGAATTGGTTTCTGAAATTCTCAAACAAGTAAAAGATGAAGAGGACAAGAGAACAAAAATTGAGCGGACAGATGAAGCGAAAGATCAGTAACGGTAAAAAAGAAATAAAAGAGAAATCTGAACTTGTTGGGAATACTGAAACTATGATTTCCACTGGAAGCACTCTTTTGGATCTTGCCATTAGTGGGGGACGTGTAAAAGGAGGTGGTATACCAGGTGGTATCATGTTTGAAGCCTTTGGCCCCAGTAGTAGTGGGAAAACTGTTTTACTCTGTGAAATAGCCGGTGCTATACAGCGACAAGGGGGCTCTATTCAATTCAATGATCCAGAAGCTCGATTGAATAAGCAGTTTGCAAGTATGTTTGATTTTGATTTAAAAAATGTAGAAGTACACCAACCCAATACCGTTACTGAAGTGTTTGCAAACATCCGGAAATGGGAACCAGAAACCAAAGCTCCTATTCATAGTATTATGACGGATTCATTAGCCGCTTTATCAACTGATCTTGAAATGGATAGTGATGAGGGCGATAAAATGGGAATGCGCCGTGGAAAGGAATTCAGTGAAGGTTTTCGAAAAACTGCTAGAATATTAAAGCAAAACAATTACATAATGGGCTGCAGTAATCAGATAAGAGATAATCTTTCCACCCATGGTGAGAAGTTTTCTGTTCCTGGTGGAAAAGCTATCGCCTTTTATGCTTCATTAAGATTGAGGTTCTTTTCACCTGAGAAAATTAAAAAAACCAAAACGGTGCAAGGTAAAGAAGTCCACCGAATTATAGGAACCAAAGTTCGTGTTGAAGTTTACAAAAATAGTATTGATGCCCCCTATCGTGATGCCTTTTTATATATCATTTTTGATTATGGTATTGATGATGTTCGGGCCAATTTACAATTTGTAAAAGATTTTACGAAACATTCTGTCTACACCTTGAATAGTGAAACGTTAGATAAATCCATGGAAAAGGCGATTGCTATTATTGAGGAAGATGAGTTGGAAGATGAATTGAAAACGGAAGTAATCGAGTTATGGACTGATATACAAAGCAAATTTGAAAGTAACCGTAAAAAGAAAAAACGATGAAAGATATTTGGGTTCAATTTTGTAAAGAAAGAGACATTCGGTTAGATACTATTGTAGCTATGCGAAATGCATCTAATTTGGAAAGTACAGGAGGGGTAGAAGAATTTGATTTTGATACAATGTTTATATACATTGAATGGCTTGAAGAACAAATAGATCCATGAAAAACCTACTCAATATCATTTGGTGGAGACTAATTTATATTGTATGTATTCTTCTCCTCTATATAGTAATTATGGTCACTATTGCTATTTGCGTTTATCTTTCTCCTATTGTACTAGCTGCTGCTATTCTATATATCATTTTCACTAAGCAATTGAATTTCAAATGAAACGAACAAAACGTAATGAAAAAGAATTGATCGTTCTAGCCAATGATCCTTCTTTAACTGGTTGGGGGTATACTGTTATTAATGCAAAATTTGAAATCCTTGCTACAGGGTGTATTAAAACGTCTCCTGAACATAAGAAGCGCCGAATCCGGTCTTCAGATGATTTCTGCCGTAGGATGCATGATTTGACTAGTGAACTTAAACAAGTAATTGAAGAATATAATGTTACTTTTATTGTAAGTGAATTACCTCACGGAAGTCAATCTGCCTCCGCTATGAAAATGGTAGGAGCAGTTGCTGCTCTTGGGACTGCTATTGCTGATTGCTTGGGGATTCCAATTGAATGGTATAGTGAGGGTGATTGTAAAAAAGAGTTACTCGGTAAAATATCTGCTACCAAAGAAGAGACCATTGAAGGTATCAAACAGTTTTATGATGTAAAATGGACTGGAATAAAGTATAAAGATGAAGCCATTGCAGATTCATTAGCGGTGTTTCATGTTGCAAGGGAAAATTCACCGACCATTAGCTACTTAACAAAATGACGGAGGAAGAAATTATAATATTACGGAATATAGCAGAACGATTACGAGCTGCTGTAGAAAATGATAACCTTCGAACAGCTTCCTATTTATTTAATAAAGAAGAAGTAACTTTAGTCCACACATCTATTGAAGAATATATAAATCAAAATGATACAAAAAATAAATTTAAATAATTTTCAATCTCATAAGGATACGGAACTTATATTTTCTCCTGGTGTTAATATAATCATCGGAAGTACTGACAGTGGAAAGAGTGCAATTTTACGGGGACTTAGGAAATGTATAACAAACAAACCGGGAGGTACCGCATTCCGAAGTCATTGGGGAGGAGAAACAGAAATCAAACTCACCATAGATGATTCCGTCATTAAAAGAACTATTGGTAAAGAAAACACCTATCACCTCAACGATACTGAATTCAAAGCATTCGGAGCAGATGTTCCTGATGAGATTATGGATCTTGTTAATATGGATGATACCAATCTGCAACAGCAATTGGATATTCCATTTCTATTGACCACTCCTGCAGGACAAGTAGCAGCATATTTTAATAAGATTGCTAAACTTGATAAGATTGGGACTAGTTTAAAAAAGATTAATTCAAAAATCAAAAAGCACAATGATACTATTGTTACAGATGAGGAATCTATTAAAAATAAAAAGGTCGAACTATCTTCATTTGATTATCTTGAAAAACTAGAAATTCAACTTGAAGTCCTTGAGAGTCAGCAGGGAGATCGAAATAAAAAACAAAAAGAGAAAAAACAATTACTTGATTTGTGTTCTAATTATCATGAAGCAAATACTGAAATTTATCAATGGGAAGAAATCCTAAAATTGAAACCCTTTGTGGAAACTATTTTAAAAGCCCAAGGTGAGCAAGAATTTAATATAACCAAACGCAATGAGCTTGGAGACTTATTAAAAGCGCGTACAAAGCTAGAAACACGGCAAAAAGAGCTTCAAAGGCTATTAGATGTACAAAGTATCGTTTCAGAGATAACCCTGCTTACATCGTCTTTAAAGGAGCAGCGGAAAGAATCCTCTATTTTAGAAACAAATATTGATTCCATACTTGCTCTAAACATCAAATATACAAAACTCAAATCGAAGCATCTAACTCTCAAATTTGATTTTGATAAAAATATGCCTAATATTTGCCCACTTTGTAAAACTCATTTAGATGGAAAGAACTAGAAAAATACCACCAGCGGATTTCATCTTGACAGGTGATTGGCATTTACGAGAAGATACTCCCGTATGCCGTACAGATGACTTTCAAAAAGCATTATGGAACAAGGTTGATTTCATATCTGATTTACAGAAACAACATAATTGCCCCGTGTTGCATAGCGGAGATTTATTTAATCATTGGAAACCTTCGCCTTGGTTGTTGAGTAAAGCAATCCAACATCTTCCAAAAGAATTTTATACAATATATGGGAACCATGATCTACCGCAACATCAAATAGAGCTGCAAGATAAATGTGGAATCTATGCTTTAGAACAAGCTGGGAAATTAAAAGTATTACCTTGTATGGGGCATTGGAATAGTACTCCTGATTATTGGAAAAATTATGAACTTAATAAAATAAAAGGGGTTCCTTACTATGTCTACCACGTAATGACTTTCCAAAAGAATTTACCTTGGCCGGGATGTACTGATACTCCTGCAGCTGGAATTCTAAAAAAGTATCCTCAATATGATTTAATTCTTACCGGGCATAACCATAAAGCGTTCACCCAAGAACGGGAAGGAAGACTACTTGTTAATCCCGGAAGCATTACAAGACAGAATGCGAATCAGATGGATTTCCATCCTCGGGTATATCTTTACTATGCTGAAACCAATTCAGTGAAGATCGTTTACTTACCTATTGAGAAAGATGTTGTAACTCGAATCCATATTGACAACAAAGAAGAACGGGCTGATCGTATTGATGCTTTTATTGAGAAGTTGGATACCACCGGCGGGACTACATTGGATTATGAAACCAATATTGATGTATTCTTTAGTAAGAATACTGTTCGGGATTCGGTGAAAGATATTGTGTATGAATGTCTGGAGGCTTAAATCAAATTGATTATTTCAGTATAATATTAGAAATGGAAAGATATGAAATTATTAAAATTTTCAGCACCATCATATTCTGAAGCAGATGAATGGTATATTAAAGAACAAGAATTTCAAACATGTATAAATGTATTCGAATCAAAGTGTGAGGAATTGGAAGTAGGGGAAAAATTAGTCTTCGAAGTTGAGCTACTTGAACTCACAGATAAGCAATGGGAAACATTACAAGAGGACTTTGTAGAAGAATAATTAATATAAAAACAAACCATAAAATGACCACAGAAGAATTACTTGATCTACAAGAAGAAATAGAAGAGGCTGTTAAAGAAATGGCAACCCTTGAAGGCAAGAAACAATACATGATGGAAGAGTTGAAAAAGACTTGGAAATGTGATACTGTTGAACAAGCTGAAGAAAAACTCACCAAGATGGATGAGGATATTGAAAAGTTAAACGAAGATATTGAAACGAAAACCACAGCCCTGGAGGAGCAATTAGATGGACAGAATACAGACACTCAGGACTAGCATTGAAAGGAAACAAGGCGAAAAGTTTGGTTTAGAAAGCCAAATAATACACCTCACCAAAGCCGTAAAATACGGAGGCCGTAATCTTCGGCAATGTGAACAGGCTAA